AGCCGATCAGGATCTTCGCCATCGAGATGAACTCGTCGAGCGCAGCCTTCTTCTCCTCGGTCACATTCCCTGGAGAGGGGTCATTGCCATTGACCGCCCTAACACGGTCAGCGATCAACGCCTGCTGGTAGAACGCGTTCTCCAGATAGGAGATCTCGGTGGGGCCGAACGAGTTGTCCGAGTCGATGATCAGAATCGCGTGGGTGAAGTAGTCGAGCTTCTCCTCGCCGAGGTGTTCCGCGACCCTGGCCAGCACGCCGTTGCCGTTCTTGCGCTCTCGGGCCTGGCCTACGTAGAGCAGCTCCTCGCCGGTTTCAGTATCGGTGCCAAACAGGAGGTAGATGCCGGTCTGTGCCAGCTCGGGGCGATCCTTGGAGCGTGTGATCTCCGTGCGCGGGATGAGGTATACCTTGCCGACCCAGTTATCCAATGAGCACTTGATCCGCCCATTCGGGGACCCATCCATCAAGAACAGCTGCACAGTCCTTGGAGCGGCCACGCGCCACCTCCTCGCCATCAACACCTACGAATACACCTCAAGAGTATTCGCCGCCGGATTCTCGCGCATCGTTTCTTCGAAGACGTCCGTGAATTGAGCACAGGGATTCTTGCCGAGCGCGTGCAGCGCGTCGTCGAAACGAGGTTATAAACCGGCACGGTTCAAGGCCCTGTCAGTAGAGACCTTTCTGCTGATTGGAGACATGCCGTGTTAAGTGAGACCACAAGACAACGAGTGATCGAACTGCGCCGCCGTGGCGCAAGCTATGGGCAAATTGCGAATGAAGTCGAGCTCTCGCGTAACACGGTCAAGTCGATTTGCCGACGATCAGAAATCCTCATCACATCCCCGGACGCTCAGGCACTTGTTGAGTGTTGTGAGCACTGCAAAACTCGTCTGCCGCGCGTCACTCATAGGCGACGCTTCTGTTCAGACAAATGCCGCCTGGACTGGTGGCACGCTCATCCGGACAGACTCAATCGCAAAGCGGTCTACACGTTCAGCTGCAACGCCTGCGGCAAGGACTTCGAAGCGTACGGCAACAAACACCGCAAGTACTGCACACACAGCTGCTACATCCGCGACCGTTTCGGCACTCGAGGCGGTAGGCCATGACCACATCGGCCACAACGATGCTTCCCAGTGACCTCTGGGTCATGGAGACCGCCTACGAAGTTGGACGGGTGCTGGCCACAGGCTGGCGCGCTGCAGGGCTCCTAACTGAAGAGGAAGTAGAGGCTTTTCAAGCTCACCTTGCCACACAGACAACACCCCTCGTGGGAGCGCTCGATAGTTGTCGAAATGACTGGATATTAGAGGCGCGCTGAGTGATGTATGGATGTGCCCGATTCGTATCAACCACGACAAGGAGAGTCCCTATCGATGGCCGTCAGAATTACTCAAACGCCCGCACCAGTCGCCACCTCTCGGAGACTGAGGGTCGCTGCTTATGCGCGAATCTCAGAGACCAAGGGAAACACACCCGCATCCCTTTCAGCCCAGATTTCCTACTACAACCAGAAGATCACCGAAAACCCAGACTGGGAGTACGCCGGTGTGTATGCCGACGCCGGAGCATCTGGTACAAACACCGATCGGCCGCAGTTTCGCAGGCTGCTCGGCGAGTGCGAATCGGGGCGAATTGACCTAGTACTTACGAAGTCAATCTCCCGTTTCGCTCGCAACACCGTTGACCTCCTCGAGGTCGTCCGCCACCTCAAAGCTCTCGGCGTCGAAGTGATCTTTGAACGCGAGAACATCCGTACCCTTTCCGGCGATGGAGAACTGATGCTGTCGATCCTGGCTTCATTTGCCCAAGAGGAAGCCTGGTCGGTGTCAGCCAATGTGAAGTGGGGAATCCGCAAGAACTTCGAGAAAGGCATCACCAACCAGATGTGCGTTTATGGTTACATCTGGACCGGCAGCGAGTTCATCATCAACGAGAAACAAGCCGAAGCCGTGCGCTACATTTACCGCCGCTTCCTCGAAGACGCCCCTTACGCTGACATCATCCGCGAATGCGAAGACCTCGGCTATGAAGCCTACTGGGGCGGTCGTTTCACCACTGCAGCGTTGAAGATGATCCTGCGCCAGGAACGCTACACCGGCAATATGCTGCTGGGAAAGTCATTCAACCCGTACCCCGGGCACCACGGCATGAAGAACACCGGGCAAGCACCTATGTACTTCGCCGAGGGCACCAATCCAGTCATCATCGACCAAACCACCTTCGACAAAGTCCAACCCTTGTTGGAGGCCCGAACCGCACGAAATCGACGCGCGGCTCACAACCAGACCATCACCGTGTTCTCTGGAAACGTCTGGTGCGGTCCTTGTTCCGCAAAAGCGCACAGGTGCCTGGCCTATCGAGATAAAGAAGGACACGAATTCCGAGGATGGAGATGTCCCCGCCGAATCAAAGGTAAGCCCAACCAGTGCGAAGGACACATCTTGCGAGAAGACCGAATCAAGGAGATCACTTGTCTACTCACCGGCGCAACGACCTTCACTGACGAGCTCTTTCGCACACGCGTGAATCGTGTGGTCATGACATCACCAGGTGAGGTCGAGTTTCAGCTGTGCGACGGGCGGAGGTTCCAGATCGTCTACTCAAGAGGCAAGTACGCCCGCCCGATTAGCGTCGAGGATATCGCGCTGCTTGAGGAGGGCGAGAACTGATGGGGCGTAGAGTCACCCAGATCCCAGCCACCAAACCCGTCACATCGGCGGCACTCCGACAAGCTACTGCCACCCGCAGGGTCGCCGCCTATGCCCGCGTGTCAACTGCTAGCGAAGAACAGGCCACCTCTTATGAGGCACAGGTCGGCTACTACACGGAGATGATCAGCTCTCGCGTCGACTGGGAGCTGGCAGGAATCTACACCGACGAAGGAATTACGGGCACGTCAACCAAGCATCGTGAGGGATTCAAGCGCATGGTCGCAGATGCGCTGGCAGGTCAGATAGACCTGATCGTCACCAAGAGTGTGTCACGATTTGCCCGCAATACAGTTGACTCGTTGACCACTGTGCGCGAGCTGAAAGAGGCCGGGGTTGAGATCTTCTTCGAGAAGGAGAACATCTGGACGCTAGACGCCAAGGGCGAGCTACTCATCACCATCATGAGCTCGCTGGCTCAAGAGGAATCACGGTCGATCAGCGAGAACGTGCGCTGGGGGATCAAGAAACGCTTCGCTGATGGGCAGGTTTTCATGCCGTACCCGAACTTCCTCGGTTACGACAAAGGCCCCGATGGTAGGCCTCAAGTCAACGAAGACGAAGCCAAGGTCGTGCGCAGAATCTACCGGTTGTTCCTCTCCGGATACTCCGCGAACGCGATCGCCACCACGCTGACCAACGAGGGCATCCCTTCGCCGGGCCACACCAAAGGCAAGTGGCATGCCCAGGTTGTGGACTCGATCCTGCGCAACGAAAAGTACAAAGGTGATGCGCTACTGCAAAAGACGTACATCACTGACTTTCTCACCAAGAAGCAGGTGAAAAACCAGGGAGAGGTCGCACAGTATTACGTGACTGGTTCACATGAGGCGATCATCGACCCTGACACTTGGGATCTGGTGCAGGCCGAGCTCGCATCCCGCAAGGGGCGCAGAGGCATCTACCCGTTCACCCAGAAGCTCAAGTGCTCGGTATGTGGCGCGTACTACGGCTCAAAGGTCTGGCACTCCAACGACCCGTACCGGTCGATGGTCTGGCAGTGCAACAACAAATACAAGGTCGAGCACCCAAAGTCGATGCCACACCCACACGATGAGGAGATTCAAGCCGCGTTCAATCGGGCGCTGTCAAAGTACGTAACTGCCCATCCTGAAGTGGCACAAACTGTTCAAAGCGCGCTCGATAATGCCATGAATACCGAAGACCTCGAAGCCGAGCAGGCAACAACGCTCGTGACGATTGAGGGCTTGACAGCGATGATGGACAAGGAAGTCCAAGCCAATACACGCATCGCTCAAGATCAGCAGGCCTACCGGCAACGCTTTGCAAAACTCGAAGACGAGTTTACGGCCGCCACTACCCGGTACGACGAGCTAACCCAGCAGATCGCTGAAAAGCAGGCCCGTGCCGTGATCATGCGAAACTACCTCGATACCCTGGCTGACATTACGGCCCCAGTTGAGCTATTTGACCGCCGACTCTGGCACGTGCTCATCGACCACGGAACCATCGAACCAGACGGATCCATGGCATTTACGTTCAAAGACGGCACAACCATCAGCGCATAACTCCGCATCAATTGCACTCAATAGAGCCCTTGACGCATCGTCGCGTTGAGGGCCTTCTCGTTGATCACGCGCTCTCATCACAGCCCGTCGGCCGCATAGGCAGGGCTGACTCAAAGCTCTGATTCTCTAAGGCCGAGACAGGTTGCACCCACCCCATCAGGATATGCACCCACTTCGACGCTGACATGGCTCACCGTCGTTTTGTATCAACAAGCCCAACGTAGGGAA